GACTAATCGAACTGGGTACTGATGTTCTTCCCGTTAAGCCAGGTGAGAAGGCGGAAGACGAGGAGAACTACCGAAACCTGAAAGCCCAGATGTGGTTCAACGCCCGCGAGATGTTCGGTGATAATAAGGTTTCAATTCCCGACGACGAGCAGCTAATCGAAGAATTAGCAGCTCATACCTACGGATTTAATTCCAAGGGTCAGATAATGATAGAGAAAAAGAGAGATGTCAAAAAGAAACTCGGGGGCAGGAGCCCGGATAAGGCGGACTCTTTGATAATGGGACTTTGGGGCTTAACTAAAGTAGAGGCCACGGAATACACAGATTTGGACGAAGATACCGCTATCGCAGAATCGTATAGTGTTAAGAGTACGTTCGTATGAAAAAACAGACCGACGAAGAAATTATAAAATATGTTCTCGATTGCAAAACAGAGGCACGTGATGCTACCAGGGGCATAAGGGAGCGCCGGAAAGAGCTCTGGGGGCTTTATCAAAACCGCCAGGACTATTCCAAGAAGGAAAAATGGCAGGCCAAGTGTTTTATTCCGAAGGTCTTTATGGTTATCGAGCAGTCTTCGGCAATGGTCAAGCGCGCAGTAATCTCCATAAACAAATTATTCGAGGCCGTTCCCAAACACCCCGACGACGTAGAGGCAAAGAAGATGCAGAGGGATGTCGAGATTGCCTTGAAGAACCGATTGCTGGAAAGCAACTTTGTCGAAGCCTATGGCGAGATGATTAAGGGCTCGTTTCTTCAGGGCCTGGGTGTCCCGAAAGTCCTCTGGGATAATGGATTCGTTTTTTATAACTGCGATGTTGCCGACCTTAATATCTATCCCTTATATCAACTGCACGATAAGGGGTTTCCGAAATATATTCAGGAAGAGGGCTCTACCGACCTTGCAACGCTTCGGGAAAAAGCCCAACGGGTTAATAAAGAATCCGGCAGGCAGATATATCGAATGCGGGAAATCAATAAGATAGAGGAGGACTTTCGGGAATTGGAAAAAGACGTCGAGCTCAGGAGAAGAAGGGGATTAGATGACTATAATCCGTTAGATAAAAAGGTCAAGACAATCCAGCACTGGGGTTCTATTGTAAGTGACGACGATAAGACCGTCAAGAGAAACCAGCTTATAGTTGTTGCCAATGACAGATTTGTAATTCGGCATCAAGACAATCCGTTCGACCACGGCAAACCACCCTATATCTTGACAGTTCCTCTTGTGTATCCTCACAGGGGCGTGGCGGGGATAGGGCTGGCCGATTCCATCATACCCCTACAGTACATTATTAACAACGTTGTCAATATGGCGGTGGACAATCTTAATTTCTCCGTCAATAAGGTTTACGAATATAATCCGTCGAATCTCGTAAATGCGAAGAATTTAACTGACTTATATCCTGGCAAGCTGATTCCCAGGTACGGAAGCGGCAAAAACATCGAAGAGGTAAGAACGTCCGATGTCAGTAATGATGTCTGGGAATCGCTGAAATATCTTAGCAATGAAATAGAAAGAGGAACTGCCGTTACCGAGTTTACTGCCGGCTGGTCTGGCTCACGCAAGACCCTCGGTGAAGTCGAGATTAAAACCGCTCAGGCCCAGGGATTGTTCGATGTAGTCGCAAGGGACATCGAGGCCAATTCGCTATCTCCGCTGATAGAGATGTGCTTCGAGTTAATGATTCAGTTCGACGGGATGCCGCCAGAGCTGAAGGGTAGATATAATTTCAAGGTAGGTGGATTGAGCCTCTTGCTTGCCCAGAGAGAGCAAAGGGCGAATGTAAACGAAGCACTTGAGGTTGCGTTAAAACAACCCAATATCGCGCAAATGACCAACTTGCCGAGTTTGTACAAGAAGTTTCTCGAACTGAGAGGTTTGGAGGAAGTTTTCAGTGAGGAAAAACAGCCGCTGCCCAATGAGGCTGCGATGGCCGAGCAGGAACGCGGTAAGCGGGATGCCGAGAACGATTTTCAGAATATGTCACCACAGGAACAGGAACAGGCGGCAATGCAATTATGAAAATAGGTAAGCGCAAGCTAAGAATGTCGGATGGCTCGGTTAGAACATTCCGTTCAGAAAAAGCAAGAGACAATTTCGAGAAAGTCGCCCGTGCAATAAAGCACGGGTTGAAGAAAGGGAAAAGTGGACGAAGAACTAATAAGAGCAGGAAGTGACGTTAAGTATACAGTCAATACCAAGGGCTGGAAGCAGGTCATAAAACCTCACTTAGAGGCAAAGCTAAAGGATTACTGGAGGGCTTTTTTGGCTGCTAAAACTTACGAGGAATTTGTAAGGGCACAGAGGGGATATGGGACGGTCTATGAGCTTCTTGGCTCGATTGAACAGACAATCACAGAGGGAGAAGAAGAGTCGGACAAATCGAAAGAACACCCGTCACAGTGACGGATTCTTTTTATTCATATCTGAACACCCCGCAAGGGATTCAGGATTTTTGACAATACCCGCGCATGCGGACTGTCAGGAAAGGAGTACGAATGGAATCTGAGAATACCCACGAAAAGGACTCTCAAACAGACTGGAAGAAGCGGTACACAGACGAGCAGGCCGCTCTTACCAAGGCACAGCAAGGACTAAAGGCCGCTGAAGAGAAGGCGGTTACTGCACAGGCTAAAGTCGAGGAATACGAAGAGGTGATGGGTCGTATTGGCCCCGCGGTGGATTGGAACAAGCTCGAAGGCGGTGAACAGACACCGACCGGAGATGACGACCCAATAATGACCCGCAAAGAGTTCGATAATCGACTCGCTGCCTATACGCAGAATATGGACTTGCTGATGAAGTTTCGCACAGACCCGCAATACTCTGATTTGAGACAGCACGAAGATATGGTTACGGGTTACTTTCAAAGGCTCAGGTCTGTAACGCCAGGCTCAGCCGCCACGGTTTTAGACAAGGCGGTGAAGGCGGCACGAAAGCAACTTACGGATATTGAAACTGCGACACGGGCCAAGATAGATGCGGAACAGAAAGCCAAGGAAGCAGAGGAAAAAGAGAGGTCTGTCAAAGAAGCCGAAGCCGCCGGTTTGGATTCCGAACACGGTTCTGAAACGCCGGAGCCGAGACCAGAAACACCACAAGATTATGTTAATCGGCTCAAGGCGGAGCAGGAAAAGAAAAGTTCTTCGTTTTAGGAGTAAATAACAATGACTAAAGAAGGACAAGTATTTGCGACTGGGACAAAAGGTGGAGACCTATCTCTACCTACATTATCGGCGAAGTTAAGAGTCGCCGCCCAGCCAATTATGAAATTTGTACAGTTCTGTGATGTGAAAGACGCTTTCGGCAAGCACAAACACGACGAGCTTATCTACGACAAGATTTCTAACATTGTCAATGCCGGTACTGTGCTGGATGAAGTTGCTACTATGCCCGTAAGCCATTTTGGCATTTTGCCAGGAACACTAAGTATTAACGAATACGGCATTTGTGTTCCGTGGTCGGGCAAGGTAGAGGCTCTGTCGAAGCTGAACGTCAGGGACGCCATTATGAAGACCCTTAGAAATGACCAGGCCAAGGCACTTGACCAGGCCGCCAAAGACCAATTTGTAGCAGGCGGAACCGGTGCTTTTACCTATACAATCAGGGGAACTGGTTCGGGCATCTTCAGTACGACTGGCGTTGCCGCTGGCAACAATACGGCGCTTGGCGATTTGACCGCCTATTGCGTTAGGGAAATCATCACCAATATGAAGATAAAGCACATTCCGACCTATGATGGCAAGGATTATATTTGTATCGCATCGCCCACTGCGCTCAAGGGCTTGTTCGCCGACAGCGGGTGGCAGGATGCTTACAAATACACCAAGCCTGAAAATATGTGGGCGGGTGAGGCCGGCAGGTATTTCGGCTGCCGTTTCGTCGAAGAGACGAATCTTCTATCCAATGTTTTAGGTGGGACTTCCGGCGCAAGCGGTGTTTATGGTGAAGCTGTTTTCTTCGGCGCTGATGCCGTTGCTTACGGCGTTGCCATCCCACCAGAGATCAGGTATCAGGAATTTCCAGATTTCCAAAGAAGTCACGGTCTTGCGTGGTATGGTATTTTGGGATATCACCGGACCTGGGATAATACCCTCGATGGTGAAGCACGGATTGTTCACGTTACTTGTGGAACTGGTACGTAAGGAAATGGGGCGCTTCGTGCGCCCCTTCTTTTTTAGATTTAGAGAATTTCGGAGAAAAGAGAATGTGGCATAAAGATTTAGACGGGATAAGAGAATACGAAAAATGCAGGGCAAGAGTCACTTCCTATTGTACGGGAACGGGACTGGATATTGGGTGCAGAGAGAATAAAATCAATCCCAATGCCCTGTCGATAGGTGTCAGGGCGGCGTGCGATATTAAACTCAATCTTCACGCCAACGATGCCCTTGCGTGGCTGGGCGATAACTACTTCGATTATATTTTTAGCTCGCATTACCTCGAAGAATTTGCTTCGCCCGAAAAAGTTCTGGCTGAATGGTGGTCGAAGGTCAAACCAGGCGGGTATATGATACTATACTGCAGCGACCCCGACTACTCGCCCAGGAGTGAAACGGCAGCCTGCCGCAGGAATAAGAGGGTGGATTTATACTGGGAAGATGTCTGGGAGATATTCGAGCGCTTCGGCAATGCAAAGAAAGTTTCAGCCTCCCGCCACAACGAATACAATGAATATAGCTGGCAGCTAATAGTTCGGAAAAAGTTCGGTTTTCTAAAAAAACCGATAGAGAGATTGATAAAAGCGAGAACCTGGGGTAGAATTGCCTTTCCCCGTAAGAAAGTAACAGACAAAGAGGCCCTCGTTATAAGATACGGCGCCTTTGGCGATATGTTATGGGCAACCCCGATACTGCGAGAGCTAAAGAGGCAGGGCTATTACGTAGTTCTTAACACTATGGATATGCCCGCCCAGATAGTTCGGGAAAATCCCAATGTCGACGAATTTCTGATTCAGGAAACGGATGCAATTTCCCCAGAGTCCTCCGAAAGCTACTGGGAATACATAGGCAGGGGATTCGAGAAGGTCGTGCAGCTTAACGGGGTTGTCGAGGATAAACTTTTGCGGGTCACTGGTAGGCGGGGCTATGATTATTCGCAGGAGAAAAGGCACGAACAGTGCAATAAGAACTATCAGGATGCCTTAATGAAAGAGGCTGGTTTTGGCGACAAGAAGGGTGAATTGCCGGAACTGTTCTTTACACCCGAAGAGGAAATATCGGCCAAGTCCTTTATGGAAACTCTGCCCGATAAGTTCGTAATTCTCTGGTCGCTGTCAGGTTCTACAGTCCATAAAATATATCCGTGGGCAGAACAAATCGCCAGCTTGGTAGCAGAAAGCTACAAGGACGTCGAGATTATCACCGTCGGCGATGAGATGTGTCAAATTCTCGAATGGCAGGCTCCGCACACTCAAAATAAATCGGGCCATTTTACCATACGCCAGTCAATGCTGCTAACTAAGTATGTTGATTTGGTGATTGGGCCGGAGACAGGGATATTAAACGCCGCATCCTGCTACGATACGCCGAAAATAATTTTCCTTAGCCACTCATCCGAAGAAAACCTGACGAAGTATTGGAAGAACTGTATTGCTTTACATCCCGACAACTG